TTTTTCGTTTTGTATTCTTTTTTTTTCTTCTCTATCTTTCATTTTTTGGGTTTCTACTATACCACCAAATGCCGCTTCTAATTTAGTATTTAAATTTGTTAATGTAGTTGTAAGACCTGAAAATGCAGCATTTGCAACCCCAATTGCTGCATCAATTGTTGCATTGTTTGTTACAGTATTATCCGCAATTTGTCTATCAGCTAAATTTCGAACGTATTTTATTCTACCTTGTTGTGTATTTTCAAAATTAACACCTCCATTTGCATTTACATCTTCATTTTTACCTAACGTTCTATTTTTTGCTAAAAGTCTTAAACTTATAGCAGCTGATTGTGTCTCTAAAAAAATCTGTTTTGATGTGGTAAATTGTTGTCTAGCCAATTCTTCTACGCTTAATTTTTCAAATGCTTTTCTATTTTCTTTTAATACCTCTATTTGTTCTTGTGTTAATGAATCTAAAGTTACTTCCGTTTGTTTATTAAATTTATCAGATAAACTTTCAGGTATGGTAATTTGCATTTTACCATCTTTCATTTGTGACATATTTGTAAGGAATTCTCTATCCTTAGGACTCATATCAAATCCTTTACTTAATAATGTATTATTGGCTGCAATTCTTTCTTGAGACGCAACCGCACTTTTTGCAAATTCACCATATGATATACCTAATTGTGTTGCCATTTCCTTTGCCCTTCTTAAATTAGCACCAACTATCTCAAATTTACCTTGTTCTTTATTATAGGTCGCTAGACTGCTAGACGCTCCTATAATTGCATCTTGTAATCCTTCAACGTTATTTGTGGCCATATACATTAACTTAAGTGGATCGTTAAGATCTCCAATTGCGCCACCTAACATCTGCATATTAGCTGTTAATTCAATTGCAGATTCTGGATTCATAACTTTATCTGCCACTTTAAATGTTTCTGACATATTCATTCTAAACTCCACCGACTTTTGGACCATTCTATTTAAACCTTCAATACCATTTGCAAACCCATATTCATTCAATTTACTAATGTTAGTTCTTAATTCTTCGGTTGTTTTTTTAGAATTTAATCCTAATCCTAATGAATGTCTTCCTGCGATTTCTATTTTTTCTAATGTATCAGCAGATCCATAACCTACTTCTTCAAATTTACCCATTGAATCTGCAAGTTGTGTTAATGACATACCAAATGCTCTAGCGGTTGAAAAAGATCTATCTAACGTCTCTTTTGAAAATAAATTAAATCTTCCCGATTTTTCACTTAATGTGGTAACCATATCAGAAATGTTACCTATGTCAAATCCCATTTGAGCTGCGGCACCCGCACTTTCAAGTAAAGTATCTCTATAGGCTCTGGATAAATCTCCAGTGATACCCATTCTTTCATTAATTTCAGTATGTAAATCCGATTCAATTTTTAATTGTTTAAGAATTTCAGTCTGAAATGCTATAGTCGCACCTGTTCTAGATGTCATACCTTCAAAATCAACATTATTAGTTTCGATTGCATCACTAATATTTGACTTACCTCTACCTGCTTCTTGTATTTGTTGTATCGGAGTTAATGGACCTCTATTATTATTTCCACCACGATTTAGTGCCGATCCAAAATTTCTTCCATTATTTATGTCTCTCTTTACTGTTGCGTCTTCAACGACATTAGCGGCTCGACAATCATTTACGTAATTGCCAACCGCTGAATTTGCATTCATATTATTTTCAATATACCATTGTGCATTTTGTACTGCTGCCATAACTATAAATATTAAGTTGTTCTATTTTCTAACTCAATTATATAATTAACATAATACTTACGTAAATAAACAGGCATAGTAAGGATATCACCGTAAGAAAACCCTTTTTTAACCAAAAATAAAATCTCGTCTAATTGTCCTTTTTTATAGTCCGTAGAAAGGACGAAAAAATTCCACCCCAAACCCAATATTAATTTGGATCGTATCTCCTGATGGGGTTGTTACTTGTTGGGTTAAATCTAACCCTGGTTTATTATCTTTTATAAATTTTCTAAAATCTTGTGAATCTTTAATTGGCATTGTTTCAATAAAATTTCTTATTTTTAATGCGTCTCTAACTCCATTAAATGATTTAATCATCATTTCAAGTTCTTTTGTAACAATTGGTGCAACACCGTTACCGTTCCAACTTTCTTTAATTTTATTCAATTCATCTTCTTGTTTTTTAGTTATAAATTTAAAAGTAACATCTGTATTACTTTTTTCTAAAAAATAACTATATTCACCGTTTGGATCTTCGATTAAATTAAAATCTTTTATTTTTAAAATACTTAAATCTATTGTACCATCGAAAGAATTACCTGTTTTTGGATCGGTTGCCGTTACTCTATATTCTGAACCAAACGATGTGTTCCTTAAAAAAATTAAAATTGCTTGTTTATCCTCTTCTACAATTTCATCAACTAAAAAGTCTTTATCAATAATTTTTCTTTTTAAAAGTTCATCAATAACAGTATTTGTATTAATAAAGCTCGGAGATGATAATATATTCTCATCTGAGGCGGTTAAATATGAAACTCTTACTGATTTCTTTTTATTTGTATAATGAATACCTCTACTAGGTAATTCAATTACATCATAGGCTATTGTAGGGTCAATTCTTGTTTCTTCCATAATACTTTAATTTACTTAATAACTAGTTCAAAGTAAAGTTTTTAAAAAAGAAAAACCGATAATCTTTTGAACTATCGGTTTTCGTATATGAAAATTTGTAATATTAGTATATCAAAATACATCTATCCATTCTCAAAGAACAGTCGATGTTCGCTAATTCATCTCTAGAATAATCTAATTCTCCAAAGTTTAAACTAGTTAAGAAACAACCTTCTAACAACCATTTTTCCACCACAACTCCTGTTGGGTCTAATAGTTCTAATTCAACGTCTTTCTTATAACCAGCAGCGTATCCCATACGACCTGTTACTGATTCAGCATGTAAACGGAACCATTCCATTAAAGCTTGTGCTGCTGAAGGTCCAATTGGATCCCTGAACTTTACTTTAATCTCATCCCATTCAAATTGACCAGCAACATATGTTTTAGTATTTAAAAAAGGAATCTCTACAGATTTTATTTTTGCACTTGGTCTTGCGGCTGAGGACACATACCATTCGTTTATACCCAAAGATGAGTGAAATCTTACGATAAATCGGTTGACCCTTTTCGGTTCGTAAGGTGTCGGCATTTTCATTAATAAATCGGCCATATTGTGTGTTTGTTAGTTTTTGTTAGTTATTTACTTTCTTATAAATATATCCAAAAAGAAAATAATTTTATTTTGAATTAATTATCTGAAAAAGGTTGTTTATATCAATTATTTTTCGTAGTTTTTTACAGGCCCCAGTATCTAGTTCCAGTTTAATACTCTACTTTAATAAATAATATATCATTAATAAATACTAGAATATCTAGTTCTAGTATTCTGGATGAAGTATAATTATTTTTTTGTTATACAAAACGTTCCACGTGGAGCATTAAAAAAGGGTACCATTTCTGATACCCTTCTTATTTTTATATCTCCTTTTAGATTAGATATTTTCAAATGACGCTCCTGTTGGTGTTACCACGAATTCAACATCAATAAATTCAAGAGAACGAGTTGGTTTGATGTAAATCTTACCTCTCATTGTGTTTGCATCGATATCTTCAGGTGCATTCGACACAGTTACACGGAAATCGTATAAACCTCTTTCTTTCTTAATTGAATCTAAGATAGGGTTTACCAATCTCAAGAATTCGTTTCTTACTTGATCATCGTTTTGTTCGAACAATAACCTTACAGAAACCGCAGAAATTAACTTTCTTGCTCTTAATAACAATCTTCTTACGTTGATTCTATCTAAAGCCGATTCTCTAACTTGTAACGTTTTGTTACCCCAAATAATAGTACCTGTATCAGAGAATGTTGCAATTGGGTTAATTCTATTTTTATATAAATTGTCTCTATCATCTAAAGTCAATTTCTTTGTTGCTTTAATTGCATTTACTAAACCTCTACTGTAACCCGCAACTGCGAACCAAGGATAAGATACATTGTCAGTTAAAGCAATGTTTCTTACAACCTCACCTGTTGGTGGGATATAGATTTGTGTTGCGTTATCTGTATCTGTTACTTGAATCCAAGGCCAATATGTGGCTGAATAGTTTGAATCAATACCTGCATAGTCTAAAATACCTACTACATCATCAGGTGATGTTGGTCCTGTAATATTTGGTGAGTTCATTACATATAATGAATCCGCCCTATCTGATTCAATCATATCGATTGCTTGATTGATTAAAGAAACGTGATCTTGGAAGTTAATACCTGGAGTTGCGAATACGTTAATATCAATAGCCTCAGGGTTAGAATAGGTTTGAATACCTTGTAAATAAGCGTAGTAATCTGAATTAGCTCCTAACGCGGTTGTACCACCGAAGAAAACTCCTCCGTTACCTGTATGTCCTGATTTATATAATGATTTACCATAAATGTAACCGTCACCGTTAGTTCTTACATTTCTGTAAATATCCCAACCATCATGACCACCATAGACCGCAAATGTAAATTTACGATAATTTATATTAGTTAATTTATTATCACCATTGTTATTTTCCGGATCTTGACCTTCTAAATCATATGGAGTTGTTTGAAAAGTTTTATAAAGTGTTGTTCCTGTTGTATTAGGGAAAACATATGTGTAAGTAATACTTGACGCATTAGTCGATAAGTGAAAACCAGTTGTATATGTTGAACCACTTAAACCTTTAAATTTCAATAAATCCTTATCAAATTTTACAGTTGATGAAAGACCTAACATTACTTTTCTTACTTTATCTCCACCCTCAATGTTTGGTGAACCGTTTAAATCATATGTAACAACGTCACCAGCATTATAATATTCGGTTTTGAAAATTACATTACCTAATGTATCATTATCCATACCAAAGTTTTTATTGTTAGCAAATCCTTTAAAACCCGCTGGAATTGCATCTGTTGGTGCACCATCTGCCATTGTTAACATAATTCTTTTAGAAATTAATGTATACTCACCGTCAGATGTACCAATTTTTTTAGCAATATAACCTGGCATATCAGGATTCATTGAACATCTTGAATATTTTTCTAATACAACTTGATTTTCATCAGTATCGTTAAAATCACGAACTAATAAGTCAAATTCCATTGTATCTAAATTAATATTTTGAACTGTAATTTTAACTTGGAAGTTAGCGGTTTCTCCGTCGGAAATTGTGATAACTTGGAATAAATCGTCAACTTTACCACCACGAACTTCGGAAACTACCATTGGAGAAATTGTTGTATCCCATTGACTTAAGAAATTATCATCTTCATCTTCATAAGAAACATCTAAATTAATACCTCTGATATAACCTCTATTATAAGCCTCAACTAAGTAGTTTGAGTATACTTCATTAACATATACTGGATAGTTACCAAAATCTTTATCAAATACTTCAGTACCTAAAACTTTAGTAATGAATTTTGTATCTGATGGATTTAAAGAAACTGTAAATTCTTTTTCTCCACCTGTTACACCTGTAACATTAATGTTAAATTCACCTAATGGATTATGTTCCATATCGTATCCATTAACAGCTGATAATACTAAATCATTAACATCTGTAACTTCATGTATTAAAACTTGATTACTATAACGACCTCTTGGTCTAATTGTAGATACCACTACATCATGATAATCTCTATTTATAACCGCATCATACGAATAACGATAAACATCAAATTTAGTTGAACCTGTATTCCATACAAATAAGTAAGAATAAACAAAATCAACACTACTAAAATTAGTTGGGCTTGTTTGATGATATAATTTATTATACCATTCTTTAGTGTTATAATTTTCATCGTTTCTCTTACCTGTTAAAGGTGAAACAAACTCCGTGTTTAAAGTCACATTAGACTCAGTTAAATCAACAAGACCCATTACAAAATAATCTCCATGATGAGTTCCTCCTGTTGTAAAACCACTAAAGTTTTTAACAATATAATCTGTAATCATTGTACCATCATGTGCCGTAACACCTGATAAATGTCCATAAATTGCGGTAATATCATTAATACCTACAACAGTTGGTATTAAACCTGTATCATCATCTGCATCGTTCCAATGACTTAATGTATATCCTGTTGATACGTTTTCAAGAACAACTCCACCGATAGTTTTTATACCGAATGTATTTGCTGGTTTAAATCCTGTTAAACCCAATACTCTTGTTACGAATAATTGATTTGATTCTTGTAAATAAGATTTTGCAACATATGGTAATTCATATTTTGGGTTACCGTCACCAAATTTCTCTGGAGATGTACCACCAAAATACAATTTAAATGTATCAAAATCAGATACTAAAATAGGTTCGAAAGCTGGACCTTGTAAAGTCTCACCAGCTAAACCTAATGTTGTAACACCCACACTTTGTGCTACAAATGTTAAATCGACCTCTGAAGTGTAAACACCTGGAGATACGAAAACTCTGTTATTACTTGCCATTGATTTTTGTTTGGTTAATTAATTTTATTACTTATCTTATAAATATCTTTGTTTTTATCAAAGATTTCCCAACTTTTCCTAAAAAGATA